CCTGGATCTTGCGGAAAAATAACCATAGATGCTTCATATGGAGTCCACTTCTTTACAAATCCATAGGGCTTACCATCAATTTTTTTATGCTCTACTTGATTATCCACATTATATCTATAGCCAAATGACATAGAATCCCAATTACCATCTTGAACATCTGCTAGGATTTCCTGGGCCAAAGCTGACTTACCGAAACGGACAGTTCCGGTTAGTTTTTTCTCAACTGGATCTAGCTTTAGATTAGTTACCGTTCCGATTTTTTTTGTCTTATCGTGATTGAACAATAATGGGATCTTACCGTCTGGAGCTGCTGACCGATCAATTGAGTCTTCCGTATGTGGAAGAACTTCAATATACTTTTTGCCAAAGCTATTCTGACGAATGGTAGTATTGGATTCTTGACTAATAGAAGCTTGGAATTCTCTATTACCATCAGCTGGAGTAGTGGACCCAAGGTCCAGAGTTAGAGACTTATTGAATTCATTCATTTTCACTTCCTTGTGTTGGGGTTGGTTCGGTGCTGGGGTCCTCCAATTCGGGGGCTTCCGTCTCCTCTGGCTCCTCTACCGGGGCCTGGGCTGGCCCCTGGGGAGCCATCTGGGGAGTAGCTGGCTGAGTAAAGGCCTTAATAAGATCCCTAATAGCCGTTTCATTCTTGGAACTAAGGGTCTTTACATGGTCTTCAATATCAATTCCGCGCTCTGCTAAGGATCCTGTATAGCTCTGTAGGCCAGCATTAATAGCTGCAATGGTGCTATCCGTATCATCCTTGGGATTAATATAGTCCCAACCTAGACCCATGAATTCATGTTCAAAGTAGGATTCGTAAGAATTATTAACTTTCTTGAACAATCCCTTATTGCTATTAATATAATTGGTTAGCCAAATCCGATAGACAGGCTCCATAATTCGATCAATCAATAGGGCTCGGAATACCTTATAGGTAGGCCGTTCAAGAATGGCAGTAGCTCTAGCTCCGGAGTAATTAGCGGATTCTAGGTCCATCATCAAAGTGATATAGGAGAGGCCCAGGCCACTAGCTAGCAAACGGTAGAAAGACTTAATATATTCAGAGCTAGACCGCTGAACATTCGGCATAAGCTGGTTGAGGGTTACGCCCGGGGGAAGGGCTTCCACGGCCATGCCCCCTACCTGGATCCTGGAGGCCCCTAGACTGGCCAGAATGCGCTTCTGGGCCTCGATATCGGGGGTTGCCTGGGTAGCTCCAGGGCGGGAGAAAGCCAGATCCGAAGTAGGGCCACCAGCTGCCCCCTCGTAGGCCTTCCCATAGGCGGGATCCGAGCCATACCAAAGGACCGAGGTGGATTCCTTGATAGCTGCGGTAATCTCGCTCTTTTTATAGGTGTTGATATCTTTTAGTAGGGGAATAACGGGAGCCAAGAAGGTAAGACCGCGATACTTCCCAGAATCTAGGGGAATATTCGCAATATGAATGATTTCCTTTGCATCTACCCTCTTGGTATTGCCTGCTCCATCCTTAATCCAGTAGGCAATCGGGTCAGTCTCTGGACCAAGCTCAACTCCGTTCAGGATATTCTTTCCATTCTTCTTTTCATCAATGGAATTGTAATTTAGTAGCTGGAGCTTGACCCCATACTTACCCGTTTTGTAGATACGGATAATAATCTCGCCTTCCACAAGGTAGTTCCGAAGGGCCAGGGAGATAAAATCAACACTATTGAATCTCTTAGAGATCTCAAAGTTTTCTGCTTTGCAAAATTGAAAGAATTCGTATTCAAGTAGTGAATTTAGGGTTGCATTACCATCATCATCCAGACTATCTACCTTGCTCTGAAGGGTAAATCCGGTATGGCCAATGACATTGTTCCTCATCACTCGGAGGAAGCTACTAACCAATGGGTCACTGATGGCGTAGTTTCTGGCAGAGATTAATAGGTCCCTGGATGAATGCAAATTGCCTTCATCCGTTAGGTAGTTGTAAATACTCTGGAGGGCATTACCTACTCGGCTACCGAAGTCGAAAGGAGAGGCTGGAAGGGTGCTGATAACCTGGGTAGCACTTCCTTGTTCCAATGCTTTATTATTAAAAATCTTCAAAAAGTCCAATTTCATTTAAACCATACCTTATATTTATACAAAATAGATAAAGCGCCCGTGCGGAATGCCCTTCTCGTCAGCTACCAAGCGTCTAAATTCATTTCTAAGGCTAAGTAGTTCTGCATTACTCTTAAATTTGACCGTATTATCCTTGAATACTGTTTCCAAGTAGTCTCTGGAAGCAGCATTGAATAAAACCTGCTCAATAGCCTCAAGGGCTCTCTCGTTAAAACTCCTGGGATCATAGGAAGCATCCGTGGTGCTAAGATCCGGAAGCAATTCCAGGTCATAGACCCCAAGAGAGGTCCGTTCTGAGGTAGAAGAGGTAATGGATATCTGAATTTTATATTTTCCAGCTACCAAACCAGTCTGATCTGCTGGAATTAGCTTGATATCATGGCTAATTTGATCTGTATTTGCGGTGCTATTGATGGTGAAAGGAGCTTGACCAACCCCTTTTAAGCAGTAATTCAAGACCCAACCAGCCCCGCTGGGATAGTCCTGTAGGCTCACTTTCCAGCTAAAAGTGTCCCCAAGCGTTAGCTTTTGATATGGTAATAGTTCCAATAAGTTCATTATTATCTCTTTTAACATTTAGTAGATACTGCTTCTTACCTTGAAAAAGTCGAAGTGCTCTTCATCCTTTGGCTTTACTTCTCTCTCATTAAGTATTTCGCCATTTTGGTAGTTACTCTCAGGCGGTATAGATAATAGGTCTACAACTTCATCCAATAGGGCAAGCCGATGGCCCATTTCCTTAAGGAAACAGGCGTAGGCATAGTTGAAACAATCCAGGGCTTCGTTTCTGGCTCTAGTCTTCTTCCAAAAGCGCCCACCCTTGGAGTCTTCCACTAGCTTTTCAGCCGTTAACTGAAGGAAATACTCTTCATTAATATGGCCAAAGCGAGGGACTGAGGCGTAAGGATGATCCTTTGGAAAGTGAATATAGCCGGTATCTTGGGGGTTCTTGACCTGCAAACGGTTGAATAGTTCCTCTTTTAGACTGGATGAACCCACATAAAAGGCCCTTCTCTTGGTTACCGGATCCGTCCAGGGCTTACCTCTCCAAGCTGGTTCCTTAGGATCGTTGCTACCAATGATGGGGAAGATGAGCCGGGAGGTGCGTTGGAAGCAGAACTTCCTGCCCTGGGCTGCTCGGCCCATCTGGTTATCGTTGGTGTCCAAGAAGGCTGACCGGATGTAGAGGTTGTGCCCGGATTCATGCTTCCATGGTCGAAGGAGGTAGGAGTCTAGTTCCTGCCAGAGCTTGGCCTGGGGATGGTCCGGATCCTCATCGGGGCGACCAAGGATGGTCCTGTGGTCAATCAGCCAGATATGGCCCCGCTTACCGAACCCCAGGACGGAAACCTCCACTCGGTCTCCCTGGGTATCAATGCCAGCGAAGAGCATCCCAGCATCCATGGGAACTTCGCCGGAGTCTGGATACTCCTCACAGCGACCCATTAGCTCATTTTCACTTACATCGTTGAGATACCTATCGGACCAACATTCGGCCATTACCTGCTGAGTCCAGGTCTTTAGCTCTCTCTTATCATTATTCTTATTAGCATTACAAAAACGGGTAGTAATAGATTCCCAGGTAGTCTCAGGAAATAGGGCAATCATCTGATTGGTCCGGAACCCTACATGTCTTGCTTCTTCCGGATTGGGGTTGGTTGAAACAAACTTGCCATTGTTTACTAGATAGTTCTTATCTGTTTCCTTGAGCTTAGCCTTGCATGAAATACATTCATACCAAGGGTTCCGGCCTCCAGTTCCCTTTTCCCACTTAAGCTGACCAAAGACCAATTCCTGAAAATGACCACAGTGAGGACAGGGGCATTGGTATACCCGCATATCACTCTTCTCGTAAGAGTTGTATAGATTGGAACCACCCAAGGTACCGGGAGTTCCCATTAAGGCAATCTTCTTATTGTGGAATGTAGTAGTTCTATCCTCTAGTAGCTTTACTGGTGATCCCCTACCCTTCAAATCCTTTAGGTATTCAGGAGCATCACCTTCGTCCATCAGGACCACACGGGCAGGACGGGAGATCAAATCCGCATAGGATCCAGCCGAGGCGAAGAGGAGGTATCCACCTGGGAAGATCTTTATGTCCTCATTGTCCTTGGAGGTATCCCCACGAAGGATCCGCTTTAGCTGGGGATTCTCTTCGATAGTTGGAGCAAACCGTTCCTGAGATACCGAGGTGGCCAGGGCATCGGTGGGCTCACTGATGATGATGGAGCTAGGATCCTGGACGATGAAGTAGCTGGCCGCGACCATCAGGGCCGTGGTCTTGGCACTCTGAACCGAGGAGATCCAGGTAATCCGTGAGATCTTCGGGTCCGTAAAGGCGTCCAGGATCTCGCGTAAATGGGGTGTAAGGGCAAAGGTGAAGCCCCCGTGGGTAGATCCTGTGCCCTTGGCGATCCGGTAGTTCTGGACTGCCCATTCGCTGAGAGTGATCTTCGGAGGTGGGAGGAACTTGGATAGCGCGGAGGCTTGAATATCCTTAGCTAGCTTCATGTTCTGCTAGCTCTTTTAGAACGATATAAAGCTCATCCTGATACTTATCTTCTTTCTCTGAGGCTGCTAGTCCATCCACGGTGATAGCTGCGAACCTGGCCGGTAGGGCGAGTAGCTTAGATCTAATCTTCAAGACAAGATCGCTATACTGGTCCTCTACTTCCTTTGCATCCACTAGCTTGTCCTGGGCCTGTGCTAGTTCCAATTCGGCTAGCTGGGCTGTGGCCATGGACCTTCTTGCATCTCCCTCTTCCTTAGTTGCTTTGGGGTTCCCATCAATAGTTACCGAGGTAATGGCATCCTTATACTTGGTGAAGGCTTGATACCTTACATACCAAGCAAGGATCTCGATCCAGGAATATACATTTTGCCTACCATCCATCTTATAGGATGGAAACTTACCGATAGAAGGGTCATGGGTTGACTTAGCCCAATTACGAACGGTCTGAGAGCTAACACCAATTAACTTAATCACATCACTCTGGCTAAGTTTTAATAGGTCAATCTTATCTAGATTCTGCTTCTCTTTATCTACGCTCATATAACTCGACTGTTGGTAACGCCTATGCTAGTTTTATAATTAAAAAATTAGCGAAGAGCCGCGCGCTCGGAACCCGCGCACTTTGCCAAACCCCCCAGGAGGACCCAACCGCCTATGGGTAGTGCGGTTAGGCTCTGTGTCATTGATCTCTTCGTTGTCTTCATTGCCTTACCTCTTCTTCATCGTATTAATGGAGAGCTGTATAGCCTCCGTCATACACTGGCGTAGAGACTGCTCTACTACCCTCTTAGCGAGGAGGAAGAAGTCTACTTTCTTTGGAGTTCTTACGGATGGGACCAGGGTATATAGAACCCTATTGCCAGTCTTATTACTCCTACCCTTCTGGGCCTTAGCTACTCCCTTAGCTTCCTTCTTAGTATGTGGTCCCATGATCCCAGCCTGACGCTGGAGAACGAGGGCGGTCTGTCCAGGCTTATCAACAACAAAGGTATTCTGATTACCCACCAATCCTTTGGGTCCTTGGTGGAGGGCCAGGGAACTAATGGATAAAGGATTACCCTTGAGGATTACCTTCTTACCGAAGACCTCGGCATTAGGGATTGGGACATACTTCTGCCCATTCAAAGGTAGATGGTCCTGACCCGTATTCAATCGGATTAGGTTGTATGCTTCTGGGTTAATCTCCACCTGACCAACCAGCTTACTTGCCGTGGCCCTATTAGCTTTGGAGATCTTTACCTGTCTGAGGTTCCATGCCACCTTCCGTAGCTCAAGGCGGGAATACATATCACCCCGCACAGCATCTTGGATTAGGTTGAGAACCCTATTGATAGCATTAGAGACAGCAAAGGCAATCTGGTCGGGGCGTCCAATCTCAGTCAAGGCCTTTACTGCACTAGAGGTATCAATGGTGATGGATATCATTAGTTCCTTAGATAGTCTTATTCATCTAGTATATCGGGGTTGTAGAGCCTAAGTATTTGTCTATATACCATCTTAACCTGTGGCCTCTTCAATCCCGATCGTTTACAAATAGCTGAAATGATATGAGTTTGTTTTGTAAAATTAATCTTATCTTCTTTTAGAAGATCCTGAAAGGTTTGGCATACCATAAAGAGTGTTCGATTATCTTCATTAAGCTCTAGAGATAATGGAATCTTCCGGATAAATACCTTGAAGTCTTCCAACATATATAGTGATTCATAATTAATAGTGATAGCATTTAGATTATAGTTAGGCTCCAGCCCAACATAAAAACCTTTTTCTTCTTCAAACATATCGTGAAGCCACCACGGGATACGCTGGTTGAAATAGGTATAGAGCTTGCCTAGATCTTTATTGTAATTAGGTAATACCCTTAGAATGTGATAGGCCATTTGATTGAATACCTCTAATGGTTCCAACTTGTTAAGTGAAATAAGCTTCACCCTGGATACCATTAGGGATTGAATCAATGGCATACAATACTCTACAATACGAGTATCCTTATTATCTTGTTGCCATGCTCGATATAGGTATTGAGCTACTTCTTCTTTGAAATATAGGGTGCTTGAGGTCTGGACCTTAGTAAGCACTTCCCTTTCAATTTCCAATACTCTTTCTCGGTCAAACAAATTATCTATTAGCATTTAGACTCTTATGTGGATAGAGTAGTATCTCTATTATATACCGTAATATCATAAGTAATCTTAGTATGCTCTGCCTGGACCTTAATCATTTGGATATCCCAAATGAAGCTATCGTCTAGGTTCGGCCATAGACTGAAAATAAAATCTGATAAAATCTTTTCTCTACTTATCACATCAGTTCTTCGAGTATTCCCATTTTTGCAGATCCAAATAGGGCTCTCGATAGTGATCTTGACCTGTAGGGGCTGGCCTAGGAACTCCTGGGGCTCTGGGATATCCCCAAGGGCTTCCCGCGCTGTCTGGAGCCATTTCCGCGCTTTGGGGGATAGGTTTCGGTAGCGCCCCGCAGAGACATACATGGAGTTGCTGGAGGGGGGCATTTCATAGAGGACTATCTGCATACCTTCTTAAGACAATAAAAAGGGGCCTTGCTCAAGGGCCCCTGGGCGTCAAGGCACCACCCTTGACTTATTTGTCTAATGGATTTTTTCGACCCAATAACGGGCCAGCATTTTTAAATCCTTCATAAAATATAATTGATAGTAAATAGCCTATAGCAATCGTAAACGCAATACCTAAAGTTATTTCCTTCCATATAACTAAAAAGACCAAAGTAGATACACATCCTATAAATGAATCAATCCTTGATTTAGAAATCATATCCCCTCCTCACCATTCTTAACTTCCTTCATCCACGCTGGGGCCTTGGGGCTCGGTGGGACCTCCAACCCCCATCCATGTTCCTCATTCATCCTTACGGCCAAGGTCCAGAGGCTAGTAGCGTAGAGCCATGCCTGTAGATCCATTTCTTGTTTTAGCTTTTCAAAAGCATCCAAAGTAGCCTTGAAGCGTTCTAGTTCGTTTTTCATAAATAAAAAACCTCCTGATTTAATTATCCAGGAGGTTTTCAGATTTCGGATTTATTACACCGTAGGTTTTAGTCTAGGGGGTTCCTGGCATCCACTTCGAGCTGAAGTTCTATAATTTTTAATTCGAGCTTTGTTTGTTCTAGTTTTTCTTCTCTATATTTTGATAAAAATTCACTAACTTCATCCATCGTTAGTGCATCAAAATTAAAGTAAGTCTTAAACTTATTTTCATATACTGGAATAGTTTTATTAAACACTTCAATTACAAAGTAGTTTCCAATTTCTTGATTCACCATACTTCCTCCATATATCCACACGGGATATATAGATTATAACTTCCAATATAAAACTTTGAAAAAGCTACCCCTAACTAATATTCATCAGCCAACATAATGGTCAAGACTCGAGTAGTAAGCTGATCGTTCGAGGTATCTGGGCTTAGGTATTCCATTGCTAGGTCATAGTGATCCATCTTCCCATATATCTTAGTTCCTAGGTATTCGATCACCATTAGGTCTCGGTCTAGATG